TGTGATTATCGACTGGTTCATCGACTGGTTCATCGACTGGTTCATCGACTGGTTCATCGACTGGTTCATTATTATCTTCTTGATAATTCAAACATAAATCATCAGATACAAGATTAATATGATATAATTCTCTATTATTCAATTCTTCTTTGTTAGAACAAGAGTATTCTTCAATACACTCTATTTCCACATTGTTCCAATTAATAGAATTAAAATATTTATATAATACATTTTCATTATCTGTTATTGCTTTCTTCTTGTGTTTTGATAAAACAAATCTTAATTCTGTTGTTGTTGCTCCAATAAAATAATAACCTTCTGTATCAACTACTCTATAAATTTTACCATTTCCATAATTGGGCATTTTATTCTATACTATAGTGTTCGGAAATCTTTAAATTGTGAATTTTTTCAAACAATTTTTGTCGACCCGCCAAATTATATACTTCTAATGAACTCCCAAGATTGGTCCTTACAAATCAAACACCATATCTTATCCTGTAAATACAATTTATCGCGATTTTTCAGAAGTGGAAAGCTCTTCAAAAACTCATCGAACTCGAGCAGCTCACAGAACTTGTATAGAACATACGCATATGATAAGAAATTTCTGCGATTTTTGGGACAATGGTTCTGGAAAGATGGCTGAATTTCCTTGAACATATGTAGTAATTTCTCCTCAGTCTCACGCGTCATTACCTGTGCATTTGTCCCATTTAGCCGATTAATAATATGAGGAATATGATCATACTTGCGATTTAATTTCAATTTACGAAGAATTTCGCGCATCTTTGCAGGTTTAAGATTTGTCGTATCTTCAATACGCTGCTTCTTGAGTTCTGAGACAATTGTGTCAAAAATATCTTGAGGAATTTCTGTCGACTCTTTCGCCTGAAATTGCGCAAGGAGTTCTTTGAAATGATTGATTCTCTTATATGCATAATAAGATGATTCGCGAGGAGGATCCTTATAAGATGGTCGATCAGTATCAATCAACATGAATTCGATATTTCCACACGCCTTGCAATAAAGCATCGCCTCTGTTGCTGCGAAAATCATATCTTCACCGCAATCGCACTCTCCCAAGTTATCCGTCATTTCATTTGACTTGCGGATATGACCAGGATATATCTTCTGTATGTAATTGTCGAGCAAGACTTCGCGACTCTTAACATTATTCTTTGATTCTTTCTCTGTAACAACCGTATTTATTGACTCAGTGACAGCTGCATCTTCAAGCGCGGATAAAACATCACCAGGCTTTCTTTTGGTCTTATTTACAACATTTACTGCATCTCCCTTTGAAATTGCCTCTTGAGACTCATAATAATCGAATAGAATTGGTCCAGTATTTAAGAAATAATCAAAAAGACGATCGTCCTTTTGCTTGATTTCTATTTCGGTTTTCAATTCCTTCTGTTTAATTTCCATTTGACCACGGACAAGTTCATCTGCAATACTCTTTAGAATGTTCTGATTATGATTATAGTCATTTTCTAGTTCTTCAGATTCATCCTTGTCGCTGATAATCTTGCGAATCTGAAAACGATGTATCACATCTAGAGTTGTTCTTTCTTCAGGATTGCTCCGTTTGGTTGGCCGAATTTTGAAGAATGCAGATTCAGGTTCTGTCATAATAACTCTACAGTTGTATGAACTTTGGTTTAGACCAATTATCGGAAATGGGTTTTGTATAAGAAACGCGGCGGGGTGATTGGCGATTAGTGAAAACTTGGCTGTATAAACATAATTATATTATAATTATATAGATGGAATTATTTAATATAACTATCCCGTCAGGAACACTATTTTATCGTGGTTTTAATGATAAAAATAATTTATCAGGAAATTGGTTTACATATGATATAAATGATGCAGCAATGTATCGAAAAAAAATAATAGAATATAGTTTGAAAAAGGATATTAATGTAATTAATATTATGAATGGGTTTTTTCATATTGATTATATTAATAAGTTGAATTTAAAATATACTGGAGATAATTTTAATGGTATAGATGATCGAAAATATAATGCAATGGTTTCACTGGGATTGCCAGATATTGACTTCCAAATAAAACTTTTAAATAATAATGGTATAGATATTAAATTAGAAGAAGATTTTTATTCAAGAATATATTTTAATAAGAATAGATTTTCTAGTTATCAAAGTGATAAAGATTTAGTATTAAATATAGCAGAATTTTATAAACATAAATGTGATGGTTTTACAAATCCTGTAAAATATGTTGATAAATTTAGTAAGGGATTTTTACCTAGAGAATTATTTTTATTTGATAATACACTTTTAGAATATCAAAAAGAAATATATATACATACTGGTGGTGGTAATAAAATTATTCAGCAACATAATTTGCCACCTGGTGAATTAGAGATGCGCATTAAAAAGATGGTTGAAAGAGATATAGAAGAATTTAGAAAAATGCCTATGATAAAAAGAGATACTAATGAAGAAAATAAAGGACTTACTGAAAGTATTAAAAATATGGTTCAAAAAGATACAGAAGAATTTAGAAAAATGCCTATGATAAAAAGAGATACAGGTGATATTAAATATATTAAAAAATCTAAAACAAGAAAACAATCCAAAAATTGACCAATAATAATAGGTTTTTCGACTTCTAAAAATGCCCAGAGGTTTATCGCCTTATAATGAAGAGCTCTTAACTAATATTCTAAAAGAAGGCGATGCAATTCTAGATGGATCTTATGATAAATTTAATCAGAGGATGCAAATAGATTTCTTATGCAAGTGCGGCGCAAAGACTAATAAGAGGTTTGAGATGTTGAATCTTCATAGAATGCCTTATTGTAAGGAATGTTCATTGAAGGTGCATGCTATAAGGGGAAAAAATACATGTATGCAAAAATACGGTGTTGAAAATGCTGGAATGGTTCCAGAAATTAAAAAAATAATCAAGGATGCATATATAAAAAAATATGGAATGCATCCATTAAAAACAGAAGAAGTAAAGAATAAACGCGTTAAAACTTGTCTGGAAAGATATGGTGGTCATCCAAACCAAAACAAAGATGTTCAAGTCAAATCTGAGGCTACTTCCTATCATTATAAGGAATATATGATGCCAAGTGGAAATATTATAAAATATCAGGGTTATGAAAATTTAGCACTTGATGAACTAATTCATATATATGATGAAGAAGATATATTAACTGGTAGGGCAAATATACCTATAATAAATTATTATATTGATAATACTAAACATGTTTATTTTCCTGACTTGTTCATAAAGTCAGAAAATAAAATTATAGAGGTTAAATCTGAATGGACTATTCAACTTAAAAGAGGAAATATTGAAGAAAAGGCATTGGCAACTATAAAGGCTGGTTATAAGTATGAAATATGGGTTTATAATGATAAGAAAGTTAAGGTGAATACTAAGATTTATTAAAGGCGATAATCCCGGGTGCGTTTTGTAAAAAACCCGTTTTCCAAATTTTTTTTCTCTCGCAAGGGTATAATAACATGACAGGAGGTGGGTTGATGCAGCTTGTAGCCTATGGTGCACAGGACGTTTATCTTACGGGTAACCCCCAGGTGACTTTCTTCAAGATTGTCTACCGCCGCCACACGAACTTCGCGATGGAGTCCATCGAGAATCCCTTCAACGGCGCCCCCAACTTCGGCAAGAAGGTCACGTGCACGATCCAGCGCAACGGTGACCTCATCTACCGCATGTATCTCCAGGCGACGCTCCCCAAGGTCACGGTCCAGACGTCCGATGGCTCTGGCGCCCAGTTCCGCTGGCTCAACTGGCCTGGTCACAATCTCATCAACTCAGTCGAGCTTGAGATCGGTGGCCAGCGTATCGACAAGCAGTATGGCGACTGGCTCCAGATCTGGAATGAGCTCACGCAGGAGCCTGGCAAGCAGGCTGGCTATGCCAAGATGGTTGGCAACGTGCCCGAGCTCGTTAACGTCATCTTCCAGGGTGGCGAGGACTGCGACGCCGACTGCAGCTCTGGCGCGCCCAACACGTCAGAGGAGCTTACGAAGTGCGCGCCCGAGTACACGATGTATATCCCCCTCCAGTTCTGGTTCAACCGCAATCCTGGCCTCGCGCTCCCTCTCATTGCGCTCCAGTACCACGAGGTCCGCATCAACCTCGAGTTCAACGACCTTCGCAACCTCTGCTGGGACTACACGCCCCAGCTCTCGAATCTCCACACGATCCGCGACCGCGTTGCCGCCACGGGCCTCGTCGCCGCGTCGCTCTACGTCGACTACATCTACCTCGACACGGACGAGCGCCGCAAGTTCGCCCAGGTCGCCCACGAGTATCTCATCGAGGTTCTCCAGTTCACGGGTGGCGAGTCAATCACGTCGGTCTCCAACAAGATCAAGCTCAACTTCAACCACCCTTGCAAGGAGCTTGTCTGGGTTGTCCAGCGCGATTCATTCGTCTCGTGCGACGACTCGATCGTCAACCCCTGGAAGGGCCAGCAGCCCTTCAACTACTCGGACTGGTGGGACCGCTCAGTCTTCGACTCTGGCTACTCAGTCACGCGTGTCGAGGGCCTCGCTGGCAAGAACCCTGTCGTTACGGCGCTCCTCCAGCTCAACGGCCACGATCGCTTCACGGTGCGCGAGGGCAAGTATTTCAACTTGGTCCAGCCCTTCCAGCACCACACGAACGTGCCTGCCGTCGGCATCAACGTCTACTCGTTCGCCCTCAAGCCCGAGGACCACCAGCCCTCAGGCACGTGCAACTTATCGCGCATTGATAACACGACGCTCCTCATCACGGCCACGAACAACACGGTTGGCGCTGTCAACTCGGCGACGGTTCGCGTGTACGCCACGAACTACAATGTTCTTCGTATCATGAGTGGCATGGGAGGCTTAGCTTATTCTAACTAAGAATCTGATGACAATTTCCCGGAATCTGATGACAAAAAATAAATATTAAAAAATTGATAATACATTTTTATATACTTCTATTAAGATATGGAAGTCTGTAAAGGAATCATTTTAGAAGGTAAGAGGAAGGGTGAAAAATGCGCCTTTCCTCCAAAAGAGGCTGGATATTGTCAGAAACACCAAAGAAATAGGATATACGATCAAGGGATCGCGGAAGGTAAGAAATGGTGTAGATTCTTCTTTAGAGGTTGTAATAATACCACTGAAGATGCATCATGTGATGAATGTAGAAAAAAACTTACAAAAAAGACCTTAGATTGTAAACATATTGGTTGTAAATTCAAGATATTCGAAGGAGAATTCTGTAAAAAACATGAAAGAGATAAATACAGGGCAGAAGAGAAAGAAAAGAACATAAAATATTGTGATATTGACAGGGGTTGTTTTACAATTCTTAAAGATGCAAAATCATGTGAGGTCTGTCTTGAAAAAGCACGAAATAATGATAATAAACGTCATAATAGAAATAGAGTAATAAATACTATTGCTGTATCAAGAAGTTTAAATAACAGAACATGTATTAAATGTTCTAAAGATTTTGAAGTATTTCAGACAAAATATTCAAAAGATTCAGTAAATTGTAAAGGGTGTTCAGAAAATCAAAAAAATCAAGATAAAAAAAGAGAAGATAGAATAAGAAATTATAAGGAAGAACATAATAATAATATTGAATCATATTATAAAATATACATTAACGATTGTAAAAGAAGAGGTTACGGTGATTTTCAAATAAATTTTGAAACATTTTCTGAACTTGTAAGCAAGCCATGCTATTATTGCAAATATCTAAAAGATAATGAAACAAATGGAATTGATCGTATTAATAATGATATAGGTTATATTAAAGAGAATTGTGTATCGTGTTGTTGGAAATGTAATAGAATGAAACATTTCTATCATCCAGTATACTTTATAGAAAAATGTAAGATATTAATTAAAGAAAAAGAAGCAACTAAAGAGTTTTATAAAAAGTGGTCTACTTATTATACAAGAATTAATAATAAGAATTATACTAACTATAAAAGAATATCAGAAACAAAAAGGGATATGGAATTTGAAATAACACCGCAACAATGGGATTGGCTTACAAGATCACCATGTTATTTATGTGGTTATCAAGATACACATGGGATAGGTATAGATCGTGTTGATAATACTATTCGTAAATATACACTTGATAATAGCAGGGCATGCTGTGGTTCTTGTAATAATATGAAGAATGAAATGTCATTACAAGATCTTTTAGAACAATGTAAGGCAATTTCAGAGACATGGCCCTCTATAGAATTAGATATACCTGTTTCAAAGAATCCTCTTAAAAAATCTGAAGTAAAATCTGAAGATAGAAAGCATTGGAAGTCTGATGGAATTTATTATGCAATTCTGAGTGATACTGCAGAATCTTTCTTAGAAACCAATAAAGATATTTACAGCAGAGAAGAATTTGATGATCTATGTGTTCTAATAAAATCTTCTACCAAGGATTTGGCTATTTCTGTTCTAAAAAAACTTATAGTAAAACTCAAACAGCGCAAAAATAGGGCTAATAAACCCTCCATCTAAACTAAGAAATCCTCTAAAACATTAGATGTCATTGCCCGATGAAGTTATTATAATAACTTCTGGAGGAAAATTCCATTTAAAAATAAGCCCAAATAAAAAAAGAAATTTATCGATCGAATCTTACACACTTAGTCTAGGAAGTGAAAATAAGAAGTGTGTTCAGATTACCATAAGTAAAAAAGAGGGAAACCTTCTATGGGTGGAAACTGATGATAATTGTTCTTTGGAAAAATATATTGAGACGAAGTTCTCTCAGCATATGGTGAATCTTATTATAACGATAGCCTTAGATATCAACCCATCTCTTGAAAGAATATTTTTAGATGATACAAGCAGTTTTAAATGCAAAATACCGTATAATAGTAATTTATCTCAATATACAGATGGCGTATCAAATAATAAAATAAAGGTCGCAATGGCTCCATTTCATATAGCCTTTCACGAATCAACTTGGTATGAATATTACTTCAATGCAAGACTTGTAGAAAATTACGATATATATCTTTCCAAAAAGAATAATATGCATGATCCGAAAATGAAACCAGAATCTTTTGATTTTGTAAACAAAGAACTGCAGGATATTTTAGAACCAATTTATAATTCGTCTGATACATGGTATGCCTTTTTTAAAGAAATTGATAGAACCTTCGCATCAAGAAAATGCGCAGTTATCTACCCCTGGATTAAGGATGCTATGTATATTATATTTGGCAGTGAAATATTTATGAATACAAAATGGATAATAAACATAAAAGATAATGAAAAGTTATTAAAGATACCCTTTTCCTCATACGAGGTTGTTCGAGGAGGTTCTAAAAAAAGAAGAATGAATACAAGAAAGAAAAGAAGCCAAATTCTATATTCTTCTGGTGTCTATGATAATATACCACCATCTATCATTACAGATCTTCATTACAAAAAATTTTTGAATAAGAACTAAACATAAACTTTTCAATCCATAAGATCTCCAACATTTTGAATGAGATTAATAACATCTAAGAAAAGACCCATAGATGAGTTCACATAGTCTTTTTCCTTGAGACGAGCATCTTCCTTAATACGCTGTGTATCATACGCCACATATATTGAGAAGATCACAGTTCCAACCCATGATAAGATGGTTTCTGTAGTAGATACAGCCTTGTCAGAAGCACCCCCTAAATCCCCAAATATAAGAATAATTCTGGCTATGATTAATCCGATAAGTCCAGCAAAAAGATATGGGCCGAACCCTAGAACATTTTGATTATCGTAGAAACCGAGGGCCGTCATGGCTGAAAAAATACCAGCAACTATTATAAGAACATCATCAAGAATCTTCTTATCTTCAAGATTCTTAACAAAAGATGCTATTATCTGACCAATGATTGTAACAAAGACAATTGCAAGAATATACTTAAATGGACCGGGTTTCATGGATTCAATAAACCATATAATAATAAAAAGTATAATGACTTCTATTAATAATATATATGGGTTTGATGTTATAGGATTTTTCGCGCTCAGTGCAGTTACACCTAAGCCACCCAAAAGATGTAAATATGTTATACCTATGAATGAGTTCATTCTATTTATCTATTAATTAATTTTTCTTTATCCAATAGATGAAAATAAGCCTACAAATAGTAATCTTATTTTTATGTATTCTGGCTTCTATAATATTCTATTGGTTTTATACAAAAACAAGCCCGAAATGGATAATTCTTCAATACGATGACAGGCCAATAAAAGAAATCTATAAACCCTTGATCGAAAGAAACAAGAAATATTGTAAGATGCATGGTTATAAACACATTTTTGTGAAATCAGGCTATGATGATCTTCCACCTTATTGGCGTAAGGTTAAACTTACCATCGATACACTAAAACAAAATCCAAAATGTAAGGGTGTTCTGTGGTTAGACACTGATGCTACTATTGCGACTTATAATAAGAGGATTGAAGGCTATATAAAATCTAAGAAATCAATGTATATTGCCAAGCAATCGAACGAACCATTCAATTCAGGTGTCTGGTTCGTGCGAAATGACGCGAAAGGTCTAGAAATAATGAATAGTTGGTTAGAATCCTATAAGCAAACTGATTGGCACAATATGAATGGCAACTCGTGGCAAACAGAAGGCCCATTTGGAGGCGTAAATTACGAGCAGGGATCATTCATTCAGCGCGTATATCCAAAATACATGGCAGAAACGGAATATTATGAATGGCAAGTCTTACAATCACAGACTATAACTTCTGATGAAGTTTTCACTGTGCATTTCTACGGAGGCCAAGATGCGGCATGCAAGGAATTTACAGATAAATATGGGGTATAATTAGATAATGGTCTTAAAAAGAGTCAAATTTGCTAAATTAATCATTTTAATACTTTTATTAGCATCGATTTTCTTGTTTTTATATCAAATACCACAAAAGGAATCATTTACAAATTATTATAATAATGATAAACGGCTTCCGATATCTGTAGGTATATTAACACATTTTGCGCCAAAAACATTGAAAAATACTTTAGAAAACTATAGAAATACTGGTTTTATAGATATTGTAGATGAGATCTTTGTAGTAATTCAAAAATCAGATAGACAAATAGAAGAGCGTAAGGTATGTGATGAATTCAATATAAGATATATATTAATGCCTGATAATGGCAAAATGGCTTCTGGATTTAAATCTATTTATGATAATGCTAGAAATGATATACTATTATTTTTAGAAAATGATTTTATTATAAATACTCCTAAACAAAATATAGAAGATTTTTTATTAAATTCTTTACATTTTTTATTAGAAAAGAATTGTGATGTAGTAAGGGGTCGTAGTCGTATTAATGCTGGCGAGCCAAATTATGCTTTGCAGAATTACAAAAATATTCCACCAGAGAAATTTATTGATTCTAGCCATCTATCAGAATCAATTTATTGGGATGAAAATCCTGAAAAAACATATCCATCGAAAATATCAAGAATAGATCCAATTAGGGGAAATGATATATGGTATATAAGTTCTGCAAAATCTTGCAATTATACTAACAATCCATATTTATGTAAGCGTAGTTTCTTTAAAAATGAAATATATCCACATTTATTCTTTGGTGAAAATATAGAAGATAGATTAACTGAAATATGGTCTAAAAAAGACTATAAATGTGTGTTCGGTCCAGGCTTATTTACACACAATAGGGCTTATGATGGGCATTCATAATTTAAGATTATTTAAAGAAAAAAGAAATATCTTCAATATCAGCTCGAACACTTCCTGTAAATTTTATTATCCAGTCTTTTTTAACAGAAGGGTCTTTTTCCATTTTTTCTTTTATACAATGAGACTTCCAATCGCAAGAATTCATTAATTTAAACGCGCTTTCTTCGGCTTTCATAATTATCATACTTGGCTGTGTTTTATAGTCTTTTCTTAGAATCTTCTGTAAACATGCATGCATTGTGAAGTAAACTTGATCATCATCAAGATTATATATACGATTATCAATATATATCTTATCACTTTTTAGTTCTTTTTTATAATTTATAAAACCGATATCAATTGCTTTAGTAAATTCTGTATACCATTTTAAAATTAAAGAAGAATTTTGCGGACACATAATAAACCAGTTTTCAATATAAGTCAATATATTATCTTTAGTATCAGAATTATAACTAAATCCAGTAAATTCACTTTTCATTTCATAAGATTTATTATATATATTATTTAATTCATTTTCATCATTTATTATAATAGTAGAATCCATCCATAGGCCTCCATACTTTTTTAATAGATAAAGACGGATCCAATCTGATTTAGCTTGAATCACAATATCATTATATTTACTCGGAAAATCTTCTTTTTTAATATATTTATGAATTGTCTTATTATTAAGTAATTCAATATCCCATGTTTTTAATGTTTTCTTATGATATTCATAGATCTGTGTTACATTTTTTGGAGGAGATTCATTATCCCAAAAAACCCATATTTTTTTAGGAATTTCATACACATCATTGAACCCCTCAACGTGATTATAATACTTATATGAAAAATAAAGATATATAGCTGATATTATTATAATTGCGTATAAAAATATTAGAATATTTTTCTTGGATCTAGCACCCATCTATTATAAGCACTAGATGTTACAAGGGGCTGCGATCATCCTCCCACACAACTTCGAGACCTTCCAAAACCTCAGCATTGCTCGTAACCTTGTCAGCAGAAAGAAGTGCATGTAGAGCCTCAATCCGCCGTTTAAAAGAATCCTTTATAGGTAGTCTACGGGAGTAATGTTTCCAGGCCCATTCAAATTGCAAGGCAGACTTCTCATCAGGGAAGCCTGCAACATGGCAGACACGCTTCCAATGCGAGCCATGTGTTGCAAAGGCTCCACCGCTAATTTCACCATTATGCTGTCGTAGACGTCTATCCAAATCGTTCGTCTTACCTATATAAGTTTTATTGGAGTAGTCATCTTGTAGCCAATAGACGAACCAGGGCATAGATCTCTTCTAATCAATGTCTAGAGCGTTTAATAGTCTTCTTTCTCCGTTTCTGAGTCTTCTTTCGACCACCTTCTCTTCTTGAAGCAATACACTCGGCTATACTATTATACATTCTTATTACAGCACCATGTCTTTCATACATTGCCATTTCTTCAGTTCTAACCGGTAAATTCTCGGCCTTAATTAGCACTGATGACGTGTAGGACGCATCATCTCCAAGAATAAGTTTAATATTTCTTATAACAATATTTTGAAGATTGTCTCTTTGGCAGCGACTTCTCTTTGAACTCAAAGCGGGCAGCATATATGTTCCTGAAACAAGATTGAATTTTATAGTCCCATTATCAACAAAAATCTCGCCAGCCCCATGTATTTTCACAGCATTTACGCGATGACCAATCGCCTTGTGAATAGTGCCGATTTCGAGAATCGAAAGAGTCTTTGATGCGACAAAGGTCTTATTATGCCCCTCATTCGAATAAACCAGCCATGTATAATAACCATCTTCTGTTGGTCTTCCATAAACGAGCGGCATTTCTTCCAAGAATGCCTCCTTGTCCATTTTATCAAGATCAATAGTGAAGAACTGATTATCAAATTGTATTGAGCAATTGTGATTATATCTAACAGACACAGCGTCAGGCTCTTCTAAATAAGTAATAAGACCATCGTCCCATTTTTCTTGACAAGGGTCACGTTCATTATTATTTTGTGTGGGCCTTTTTCTTAAAAAATCCAAATTTAGATGTGGCGGGCGGAGATTATCCATATCTATCCATATAAATATATAAAAATTGACCACTATAAAATCAATGAAACTTATAGAAATGGTATCATATTATTCCTGCGATGTTTCAAAAGAATGCACAGAATATGATTCTTTTGAGAAGGCTATGCAATTTAAATATACACTAGATCCATTTCAAAAGTATGCAGTATGTTCTATAAATAAAGAAGAAAATATTCTATGCTGTGCAAAAACAGGATCTGGTAAATCAGATATAGCAATTTACCAAATCGCGCACAGTCTTAAGAAGAACAAGCGCGTATTTTACACAACCCCCATCAAGTCTCTGTCAAATCAGAAATTCCATGATCTGAAGGAGATTTATCCTGAAGTCGGCAAAGTCGGCATCATGACTGGCGATATTAAATTCTGCCCTGATGCTGATATTGTAATTATGACGACAGAGATTCTCCGCAACCTTCTTTACAAACAGGGGACAAGCACCCAAAGTCTCGGTCTCACTGCGAGCCTGAGTATCAAAGATTTGGGCGCAGTGATTTTCGACGAATGCCACTATATCAATGACAAGGATCGCGGAAAGATTTGGGAAGAGACTATGATTCTCTTGCCAGCCGACATCCAACTAATTCTCCTTTCAGCGACCCTCGACAGCCCCCAGTATTTCGCACAATGGCTCTCAGAACTGAAGGATAGGCCGTGTGCTCTTATTGAGACCCAGTATCGCGTCGTCCCTCTAATTCACAGTGTTCTTATGGGTAAACAGCAACAAATCCTGATGGATGAAAAGGAGATCTTTAATGCGGCAAATTATAAGAGTTGGCTGCAATGGCGTATTTCGAAAGTGAAAGAGAAGGACGTATATTCGAGGACAGTTGTTGCAGCAAGAGCAGGTGGTCATGAGGGGCGGGTCGAAGGTAAGGTGACGATCGCGAGTTTCAACCACCAGCTTAACGAATTTGTCGAAATGTTGCAAGAAAAGGAGCTTCTACCAGCACTGACATTCGTCTTTAGCAGGGCCGCCTGTGAGAAATATGCCAATAAGATCACACACCATCTTCTTGATTCGAGTGATTCGGCGCTAGCAGAGCGCATCTTCGACTTTCATCTACGCCATCATAAGGCGAATATTGAGAATCTGCAGCAATATCATAATCTACGGAAACAGATCAGTCGAGGAATCGCCTTTCACCACAGTGGAATTATTCCTGTTCTTAAAGAGGTTATTGAGATTCTTTTCTCAAAAGGCCTCATCAAGCTCCTCTTTGCCACAGAAACATTTGCAGTAGGCATCAATATGCCGACAAAGACTGTTCTCTTTGTAGGTTTTCATAAGTATGATTCTGATAAGGGTGGCCGACGCATTCTGCGAACAGACGAATACATTCAGATGGCAGGTCGCGCAGGGCGGCGTGGAAAGGATACGATTGGACATGTCTTCTATATTCCAGAAAGTGGCGATCCTCTTGATCTAGATGAAATTCAAAGAATGATGAAGGGTGGCAAGCCGCGCGTCGAGAGCCGTATGGATTTTGGATACGACTTTCTTCTCAAAACAATGCATACTGGTAATCTCGAATGGCTGGCACTATTAGAGAAATCCTATTGGTATCGGCAATTAGAGCAGATTCAGAAGGCAAACCGTCTAGAGATTGAGAATCTTGATAAGGATATTTCGAAGGCTGCGATTACTGAGGAAGAGATCACAGAAATTAACGAAAAGAATCGACTTGAACAGATAATTGCTACAACACAGAATGCAAAGAAGCGCGAAGCACAGCGTTTACTTGAGAGATGGAAGGATGTTCATATTGGCCAACGATGGTTTAATATTGAAGCCTCTTATAAAAAGTGGAAGACTCTTATTGCAGAGAAGGCGTCGGCAGAGCAAAATCTGGCCGAAAATGAAAAGGCACATCTTATGGCCATTGATAAGAAGTTGCAATTCTTAGTCGACATCGAGTTCTTAGATACTGATAAGAAAACTTTGACTCTAAGGGGACAGGCAGCTACGGAATTCAACGAGGGCCAGCCTATTCTATGCACAAGCTTGGCATTCAGTGGAACATTGGCGCATCTTAATACTGATGATTTGGTGACTTGCCTCGCATGTTTTATCACAGATTCAGACGAACAGCCGTCATTATCGGATCTCAATTTGAATGACGAAGTAAAGGGCTCTCTTCAAAAAATAGGTGACATGGCCTATCAACTTGCAAAGAAGGAATATGTTTTGACAAGAACTGATACACGATTTTGGGATCTAAGCACGGCATGGCTAGAGCCTGTCTGGCAATGGTTGAATGGCGATCATATCAGCCAGATCTGCACAAATTACGGAATCTTTGAGGGAAATTTCGTAAGAGCGATTATGCGCTTGGCGAATCTGGTTGATGAGTGGACGGCGGTGGCGACTTTGCTACAAGATATTGATCTTCTAGAAAAATTGCGTGATGTGCGAGGGCGACTTGTGAAGGATGTTATTGTGCCTGATTCGCTTTATCTGCATATTTAGATTATTAAACATTATGCGATTCTCATAACCAATTTATCCTTCCAATGATGTGTCTGCGGGTTCCAGAAAACATCGAAGCGCATACACATTGTTTTTTCAATAATAGTCTCTATTAGTCTCCCCTTCTGTTGAAGAACACAAATCGCACGTTCCCCATTTATAGAACGACCAGCCGTATTCCATTTGAGTATTCTCTTCCAATCTGGAATATAAACCTGGCATTTAATCTTATTGTCTTCTTCTTTCCAATCAAGAATAATACCCTGAACAATTCTCTTTTCATTATGCAGCATATTGGTAATAAAGAATATATCGCGTTCGTATCTTTTTAAGTCGCGCTGTCTCTTGTTTAGCCATGAGTTGTCGATCAGAGGCATACTGAGTTCTCCAGGACTGAAACCAAGAAGAGTCTTCAAGATTCTCTGATTTACAAGATCCGCATATCGGCGAATAGGACTCGACGCAGTGCAATATGCATCTGACTTCAAGCCAGCATGATATACATATTGGTCATCTGCATTGCAATATTCGGCAGCCTTGAACGCAAGAAATGCGAGGTCTGGTCTAACTGCCTCGAATTGTTCCCATTTCGTAATATCTGATGAATCATGGCGTCTTAAAATGCCGACACCAGTCTTCTTAAGAACACTCGCTACTTCGCGATTATATAGAATCATAAATGCCTCGATCACATCATGTGAATTGGGAGTCTGTATTCCAGTAAGATTCGTCGCGATCTTCTTAAAGATGTCTAGAAATCCAGACAAATCTCTATCCGCCTGGTCATATGTATATGTTCTTTCGACATTCACAACTGTTTTCAAGAACATTAGATTGCTAAGAGATGAACCGTCCCAGTCCATTGCAAGGCTGATTCCCAAGCCCTTTTTACCAGGAAGAAGTGAACACGCACCTTCTGAATACGAAGCTGGAAGCATTGGTCGCACAGGCGCCCCATTTTCATATGTAGTCGCAGTGACCTTCTTGGCATATTCATCTAGTTCTGAACCGACAGGGATCCATTCTGCCACATCACTAATAGTAATCCATATTCTATGGGTTGAAGAATCAATACGCTCAATACTAAGAACATCGTCGACATCTCTGCAATCAGGGGGGTCGATGTGAAAGGTCTGCTTTGGTAGAGAAGGTCTGAGTTCAAATTCGCGCCTCTTTTCATGGACAGGCGGCTCGAGTTTTGTAAGAGTATTTGGCATTTTATAGGGAGTATATGTCCAAAGAAGTGCAAGACGCTCAGCTTTCGCGTTACCAGTTAAACCAATAAGTTCGATTAAATTGCCTCTTGGTAGGGTTCTTCCAGAAGGTATGGCCTCTTCTGTTCTGACTAGAGCAAGTTTATTATGGGTAAGAACACGTTCAGAACAACCGACGACAAGACTTGGGTATTCTCTGCGATAAGGAGTAAAGAGAAACATTGGATTTCCGCGGCTTGTAATTCCGTATTTTATCTTGCTATTGAGTTCTAAGATACCTGCAAGAATAGGGTGTTCTCCTCTTTTTATAAGTCTACAGCCGTTTGAGTCCCATGATACAGTATCGCCATTGAAGCAGCCGTTTGCTAGACTCGCGTCTTCGAATACAGTTGGCTCGTCATAGTCTTCTTTGATCTTCTTTATAAGTAGAAATTTTTTGTAGTCTTTTGTTTCCAGTATATATTCCATTATATACGCTATCCTATATAATGGTATAAGCCTAGTCCTTAAGTTAAGAAGTATATTTTATAAGGCACAAAGTTGCCTTATAAAAGAGAGTTGCTTAATTTAAGGTCTGGTAATAGGTCAATTTTAGGCCGACGTTTCAATAAAAATTGGCTGCTATTTTCAAAATCAGAAAGCTATTAAAATGAGTCTTGAACTAATCTTGGGTCCAATGTTTGCTGGAAAATCGAGCGCGATTCTTCAAATCGTCAATAGACATAAGTCTATTGGTAGATCTATTGTTATTATTTCGCATTCTTTTGATTCACGATATAGTTCTGATAATTATATCGTAAATCACGACGGAACCAAAATTCCATGTTATAAGATGACTAGTCTTATTCCATTCTTAGAAAATCAAGAACTTGTGAATTCAGATCTTGTTATTATTGAAGAGGGACAATTCTTCTTGGATCTTTATAAGTTTGTTGTGGATCTTGTCGATGGAAGGGCAAAAAAGGTGATTGTTGTTGGCCTAGATGGAGATGCGGATCGCAAGCCTTTTGGTCAAATCTTGGAACTTGTGCCGCTTTGTGATAAGATCACTAAATTGAATGCTTTGTGCAAAATGTGTGCAGATGGTACTAATGCTCTATTTACCTTCTGTAAGAATAAAAAGAATGAACAGGTTTGTGTAGGTGGTGAAGATATTTATATGCCTCTTTGTCGTCGTCATTATTTAGAGTTTTCTTAAGAACCTGTTGACCCGAACCCTCCAGCCCCTCGCTCCGTATTATCTAGTTCAGAATCATCACAGATTACAACCTTTGAAATATGACTCATATCAGGAGCAAGAACCTGCACAAGCCGCACACGACTATCAATTGTGTGATTTATAGTTGCTGTAATATTCGTGCAAGCGGTCATCAGCTGTCCACGATAAGTTCTGTCAATTACACCCATAGAATTTGCCATAGTAACACCATTCTTCCAAATTGAACTACGAGGTGCAAGCCAGAAATGAACACTCTTATTTGTGAAAGTATTTACCATGACCGCCCTTACACCAAGATTAATTAGACGAATTGATCCACTATTATTATACATAGTTTTTTCCGTAGTAATAAGATCAAATCCAGCATTTGCATTATCAGGGTATAGTTTCTCAGTTCCTCCAAGATACTCTGTATACATAGCACGCGCCTCCTCTGAAACAGGAAACAACTTTAGAACATATGATCCATAAGACATTTTTTCTATCAGTCTAAGCTCGCGAAACCGAGTCAATTTTTGTAACTCCTAATATCTTCACTATAATCCTTCGACCACTTTGAAAGAGATGCCAGAGTATCCTTCTCAAAAAACCGAGTATCTGGCAATTCACCGCCTTCTTCACAATAACCACCTATAAGAAAACACCAGGCCTGCATGAAGCTAGGCACATGAAGACAAATTGCCAATCTATTCTCAATCTTACCCTTTAACCATGCCGCAAGATCATCTGCACATCCTCTTTTAATTGGACTAATAGAGCCGACATTTGCAATAATATTGCCCTTATTACTAAGACGAGATAAGGCAACCCCTATAAGTTCTTTAAAAAAATCCATCAATTGTGGCACAGGATCTATCAGATCTATGAAAATTGCATCATAATTACCAATAGTATTCTTTAAAAACAAGAGAGCATCTTCATGATATACCTTTAGCCGCATGTCTTGATATACAGGATTTCTCTCTCTGTAATAATCCACCAGTTCTTCATCCCAATCTACCTGATCAACTACGCAAATATTTGGCCATTTCATAATTTCGCGTGCCAAGAATCCTTCAGAACCTCCAAGAATCAATACTCGCCTAGCAGAAGGATTTCTAGAAAGAAGTCCATGCACAATTGTCTCATGATATATATATTCATCTTTTTCGGTGCTCTGCAAAGAATCATCTAGAAATAATGCGAGTCCAAATTCATCTGTATTGGCGACTTTTATATTCTGCCGCCTTGACTCAAATTCCATTAAAGAACCCATATAAGTATATTCTATTTTTATATTATCATCTGTATTATCTACAACAGACATAATATAATATGTAATTGGCAATTTAAGCACTGGTTCTAAGAATGGACCTAAAGGCTTGAATCAAAAATTGACTGAGTTTGCGTGCCTACCTTAACACTATATTATAAGGTATTCTTAGATGCCTGCAGGATTTAGTCTTCCTACTTCTGCGGTGGAATCCATTGTAGGGATTCAGTTCGGTATCTTTAGCCCAGATGAAATCATTAAAAGATCAGTTGTAGAAATTATTAGTCAAAACACATATGATGGTAATGAGCCCAAAATCGGCGGTCTATTTGATCCTCGCATGGGTGTTCTAGATAATGGTAAGAAGTGTCGCTCTTGTGGACAAACAAATCATAACTGTCCCGGTCATTTCGGCCACTATCGTCTTGCACGCCCTGTCTACTATATTCAGTTTCTTCCAATCGTCCTAAATGTTCTTCGTTGCGTTTGTATTCGTTGCAGCAAGCTTCTTATTGACAAGGACTCGCATCCTCGCGTAGCAAGAAAGCGTGGAGAGGCTCGTTGGCGCGAGGTATATACGCTTTGCAGCAATATCAGCCGCTGTGGCCAGCATACGGAGGATGGTTGTGGTGCTCGTCAGCCAAATCGCTTTGTTCGTGACGGCATTGCCCGCATTGTTGCTGAGTGGGATGCGCAAGATACTGATGTTGTGAAGAGCGAGAAGGTTCGCCAGCCTCTAGATGTCGAGTATGTCCTTCGCCTATTCCGCCAGATCACAGACGAGGATGTAGACTTTATGGGTTTCAGCCGCCATTGGTGCAGACCTGATTGGATGATTTGCACAGTTCTTCCTATCCCTCCTCCCCAGGTCCGCCCATCAGTAATTCAGGATAACAATCAGCGCTCAGAAGACGATCTGACTCATAAGCTCTTTGAGATTATTCGAATGAACAAGGTTCTTCAAGAGAAGATCGATAAGAACTCTGCCCGTAATCAGATCGAAGAATACACGGATGTTCTTCAATATCACATTGCGACTCTAGTCGACAACAAGATTCCTGGTGTGGCGCCATCTGCACAACGCGGCGGCCGCCCACTAAAGAGTATCCAGCAGCGTATTGGCGGCAAGGAAGGTCGCGTGCGTTACAATATTCAGGGTAAGCGTGTTGAGCAATCTGCGCGCACAGTTATTACGCCTGACCCCAATATCAGTATTGCTGAGGTTGGTGTCCCAATGAAGATTGCGATGAATTTGACACGCCCTGAGCGCGTCACTCAATGGAATCGCAAGAAGCTATACAAATTTGTTCAGAATGGAACCGACGTATTTCCTGGAGCGAAGTCGATTGTAAGATCCGATGGTCGTATGATTTCACTAAAGCATGTTAATACGAAGGAGATTGTTCTTTATAACGGCGATATTGTGAATCGTCATCTCATGGATGGCGACATTCTACTCTTCAATCGTCAGCCAACTCTTCACCGTCTTTCTATGATGGGTCACATTGTAAAGGTTCTCCCATTCAATACATTCCGTCTAAATGTATCGGTTACGAGCCCTTACAATGCAGACTTCGACGGTGATGAGATGAATGCGCATATTCCCCAGAGTTATGAGGCCTTCGTTGAACTCAAGGAGATCGCGGCAGTCCCTCATCAAATTATTCGCCCTCGTGATGCCACACCTGTTATTGGTGTAGTTCAGGACAGTCTTGTAGGCAGTTATCTGGCGACAAAGCCAGGCAACTCATTTACTCGTCGCGAGTTCATGAATCTAATGATGTGGAATAAGCGGTTCGAGGGTCTACCTATTCAGGTAGATGGTTCTGGCAAGGGCAGTAAATATAGCGGCCATCAGATTATCAGTTCTCTTCTTTCGCCAATCAATATGGAAATGACCAACAGTGCTTATAAGGATGATAAGAGTGCTGCCAATATTATTAAGATTCGTGAGGGACTTGTTCTACAGGGAATCTTTGATAAGAGCATCTTTAACAAGCCTGGCAGAGGAATTATCCACACGACCTATAATGATTATGGGCCGAAGGATACTGTCAATCTTATCGATGACATCCAGTGTGTCATTGAGAACTATCTTATCATGAAGGGTTTCAGTGTTGGAATCAGTGATTTGATTGCAGACGAGCGCACACGTGAGGAGATGAACAATGTTATCAAGACCTGTAAGAAGGACATTGATGAAATTATTCTACAGCTGCACAACGGGCTTTTCGTGAACAACACTGGTAAGACAAATCAGGAGGAGTTCGAGACACGCTGTTTCATTAACTTGAACAAGGCGCTCAATGAGGCTGGTAAGGTTGGCGAGGGCTCCCTATCATCTGAGAATCGCCTAGTTGCAATGGTAAAGGCTGGATCGAAGGGTGGTCCTCTCAATATTGCACAGATGCTTGCGTGTGTTGGCCAGCAGGCGCCAGAGGGTAAACGTATCCCTTATGGGTTTACTGATCGCACCCTTCCCCATTACAAGATGTATGATGATGGGGCGGAGGCGCGTGGGTTCGTCGAGTCATCATTCATTCGTGGACTAACACCGCAGGAATTCTTCTTTCACGCTATGTCTGGGCGCGAGGGTTTGATTGATACGGCAGTAAAGACTTCTGAGACAGGATACACGCAGCGCCAGCTTATTAAGGCCATGGAGGACCTCATGATCAATCATGATGGAACTGTGCGTGATTCTAATGGCTCAATTGTCCAGTTCTATTATGGCGAGGACGGTATTAATTCTACAAAGGTTGAGTCCTGTATCCTACCCCTCGATAAGATGACTGATATGCAGATTAAGGAGGAGTTTGGAATCGATTCCGTGCCAGAAGCATTTGTAGACCAGATCTTGGCCGATCGCAAGATGCTTATTGAGGGCGTCTTTGGCTTGACAAGCAGCATTGAACTCTTTGGCCCATTAAATCTTGAGCGTGTAATTCTTAATATCAAGATCAAGTTTAATCTCAAGGAAGACACTCAGACTACGCTAACGCCTGAGCGTGTTATCGCCGACATTCAGAAGATTCTTGATAACACACAACCCTTCAATAAGATGTGGGGCGCAATGCTTCGCTACCACTTCGCTCCTCATAAGATGATCAACAAGGAGCATTTCACCGAGGAGGCATGGTCTACAATTGTCGATCTAGTTATTCTTAAGGACTGGAAGGCTGGTGCTCAGCCTGGAGAATTCGTTGGAATTATCGCTGCGCAGAGTATTGGCGAACCCGCCACCCAAATGTCTGCAATTTCTTCTACAATTGTAATTGTGAATTCTAAAAACTTGCGCTATAAGGGGGCGATCGGCGGCTTGATTGATACTATGTTGGCAAATAAGAAGAAAGACGTTATTACTATTGGCGAAGACAGTGTAGTCCTAGACTTGGACGAGGATGTCTTCATCCTTGGTGTTTCGGCGGATGAGAAGACCTCGTGGAAGCGTATCTCGCAGGTCAGTCGCCATCCTGCCAATGGAGGCTTAGTCGAAGTTCATACGCGCACTGGACGCAAGACGACGGCTACCTTGTCACACTCATTCCTAAAGCGTTCGCCTACAGGTATTGTGCCAGTTCTTGGATCAGACTTGAAGGTTGGTATGCGTATTCCAATCGCCAAGAAGATTGCCGAGGTCACGAATCCACTCAGAGTGTCCAAGGTTGGCGATACAGTATTTACCCTTGACAAGATGTTTGGCTGGGTTTGTGGTATTTACTTGGCGGATGGATCATTGAATGGCAATTTCGTAAATATTTCAAAGGTTCACCCTATTGTCGAAGAAATTCTCCAGGAGTTTAGCGACCTTTATAAGTTCGACTTTGCAACTCGTCATTACCAGGGCGAGTATGGTCCATCAAAGGATAACAGTATCAAGAGCAAGGATTTGAAGAACTTCCTTCTCGACAACTTCGGCACTGGCTCTTATACCAAGTCAGTAGGTGCCATTGCCTACCATGCGCCTCTAGAATTTATTCAGGGTCTTGTTGGCGGATACTTTGATGGAGATGGCAATGTGAATGTGGATCGCCAGCAGATTCGTGTTGGTAGCCGCAGCCTCGAACTCATCAAGGATATCAATCGCCTTCTAGGTTACTGTGAAATGTTCGGTGTCATGGGTGAGGAGAAGTCTGCATCCATTCCTGACAAGGTCTTCCATACACTAAATCTACCGCGCAAGTTCGCCGCAACCTATAAGAAGAATGTCGGCTTTCTTCTAAAGGAGAAGGCTGATGCCTTGGAGCAGCTTATCCTCTACAATGAGAGGGATGATGTCCATAGCCAGCAGGAAATGATTGATAAGATTCCTGAACTTGGTAGTATTATTGCGCAGACTGGCAAGCTCCTTCGAATGCCAGGTCAGTCACGGATATATGGGCGCTGGACAAAGAAAGAGAGTATTGGGCGCAAGACTCTTGAGGAGTATATCAGCAATTTCAAGGAAATGATGGCAGTATATGTTGATCCTATTGTAAAGGATGCGGTAGAAGCAAATATTGTTCTTCTTGAGTCGGCATTGACTGGCGATGTCCTATGGGACGAGATTGTTGAGCTAGTCTATCTTGATGACCCTAAGGAGTATGTATACGATTTCACTGTTCCTGGAAACGATTCCTTTATGGTAGATGATAACATTCTTGTTCATAATACGCTAAATAGCGTAGACTGGGATACTGAAATCATGATTGCCAAGGATGGAAAGGTCATCAGTCCTCAGATCGGTGAATTTATCGACAACTATCTCGCCTCATGTGACCAATCTAAGATCAAGGAATTCCCAAACAAACAGCTCTATGTTGAACTCGATGATGGCAGTGATTGGCAGGCAATTTCAACAGATGAGAATGGCAAGATGATGTGGACCAAGCTCGAGGCAATCACTCGCCATCCTGTTGTAAACGATGACGGCACGAACACAATCCTTGAGGTAGAGCTCGATTCAGGTCGTGTAGTCAAGGCGACAAAGGCGAAGTCCTTCCTTACGCTTATTAATGGAAATATCGAGGGTATCAATGGCAGTGAATTGAAGGTCGGCGATCTCATTCCAATCGCAAACAACCTCGACATTTCATCTATTGGTTTTGTGAAGACACTTGACCTGGCGGAATTCTTGCCAAAGACTGAGTGGCTCTATGGCGACGACTTTGCGAAGGCCAAGGAGGCATGCAATGGACCTGATCGGCATTGGTTCCAGAAGAATCAGGGCAAGTTATTCACAGTTCCCTATTCACGCAGCGATGCCTTCCTTGATGCGATTAATGGCAGAAATACAAATGCCGAATCTATTAAGCCAGGCTTCGTTTATCCCAAGCGGACTCGCCCTGACATTAGCCAGATCCCTTCACAGATTGAACTAACAGAAGAGTTTGGCTTCTTTGTTGGTGCATACTTGGCCGAGGGAATGGCGAATGAGACGCAGATTAATATCACAAACAATGATAGCGAGTATCTAGAAAAGGCTGGGCGCATTCTTGCTAAGTGGAATGTTGGCATGCATCTTGTGAAGGAAGAACGGTGCGCCCAAAAGAGTGGTATCAAGGGAACAACGACGAGCCTTGTTGTCCATTCAACACTTCTCGCAAAGGTCATTCAGACAGTATTCGGCCGTGTTAGTTACGAGAAGAAGATTCCAACGTGGCTAATTCAGGCTCCAGATGAATTCTTGAAGGGTCTTGTTGATGCGTATATTTGCGGTGATGGGACAATCGAAAAGAATGTAGGATGCGTCCTTGCCACATCTGTAAGTAAGCCATTGCTTGTTGCCCTATCAGCAATTCTAGCACGTTACAATATCTTTAGCACTATGTCTTCACGTATGCCACCCATAAAGAATTTCGATTCAGTGAAGCGCAATTATACCATACGCATCCCTCAAAAGTATTCGAAGGTATTTGCTGAAACCTTTCAGCTAACTATTGTAGCAAAGCAGCAAATCCTTGACTATCATTTCCTTCTAAACAAGGAAGTCCGCAAATGCAGACGCGAAGAGTTCAATGGAGTTGTTCTTGACAAGGTCAAGTCTATTAAGGAAGTTGAGCCTATTAAGGGGTGGGTTTATGATATTACTGTTGAAAATACAAGAAACCTAACTACACTTTCTCTTGTAAATCTCAAGGATACGTTCCATCTAGCGGGCGTATCATCGAAATCTAATATGACTCGTGGTGTTCCTCGCCTTAAGGAGATGTTGAAGGTCACGAAGAATCCCAAGGCGACTGCGCTCACTGTTTATCTCAAGCCCTCGTTCCGCGAGAACAAGGATCGTGTGCGCGAGGTTGCGCAGGATCTAGAACTCACAATCATGAAGAATATCGTAAATCGCGTGGCTGTGTATTATGACCCCAGTGACGAGAATAGCATCCTAGAGGAGGATCGCGAGCTATTGAAGTTCTATGACATGTTCGAGAGCCGAGAGACTGTGACTGACTCAGAGGAAAATCCACCAAAGTGGAGCAAGTGGCTCCTACGCCTGGAATTCGATCGCGAGATAATGTTCAACAGAAATATTACAATTGACGATGTGAATTTCGTGCTCGCGGACAAATTCACGAACCAGATAGACATCATTTACAGCGATTTCAACTCACAGAAGTTGGTTATGCGTATTCGTCTTGCTACTGGCGACAATACCTATGGCGACGACCTTATTGGAATTAAGAAGCTACAGAATCGTATTCTTAACAACATTGTTATTCGCGGACTACCAGGCATTCGTTCTGCGACGTTCCGTAAGGATAAGGACAAGAAGGAGTTGATCGACGGCGAATACAAGGCGATTGAGCAGTATGTCCTCGATACGGATGGAAGCAATTTCATCGAGGTCATGAATCATCCTGCAGTCGACGGCAATAAGCTATACAGCACAAATGTCCACGATATTTACCAGCAGCTCGGTATTGAGGCTGCGAGATCGGTTCTATTCCAGGAAATCAATGTTCTCTTTGCCGAGGCAGGTATCAATTATCGCCACATGGGTCTCCTATGTGATTGGATGACGCGAATTGGCCGCTTTATGACAGTTGATCGTTATGGTATTAATAAGAACGATACTGGGCCAATTTCTAAGGCGAGTTTTGAGGAGACAGAGCGTGTCATGCTCAAGGCCGCACTCTATGGCGAGCTAGACCCAGTCACGGGCATCAGTGCTAATATTATGACTGGCCAGCCACTACGTGGAGGAACAGCCTTTACGCAGATTCTATTGGACGAATTCGCCTTGCCAGGCTTAATGGAAGGACTGCCTGATATGGAGGAAGATGAGGAAGAAATGGAAGCCCCTCAGCAGGAAAATATCGACAATGAGCTATATGAGGATGTCAATGATGCCTGTGCTGCGACGAATCTTCGTATGAATTTGGAGATGCCTGCCACAATTCAAGAGAATGACGAGGACGATATAGAGGTCACTGTTATTGACACTTAGATAAAAGGTCTATTATAATAAAATATATTAAATACATTTTTATTGGTCTAAAAGGATAACCCTATAAAAATGTATGAAGCAGACTCAACAAAAGCCGCCTTGGTTGAATATAGAATGGACATCAAATACTGGTGCCTTCAATAATCCTATAATCAAACAGGCAACAGGCTTGTGGGAAGAAGATACAAATGATGAACTTTTCGCATTAAAGGAGAGAATTCGGCCATTTGACAGGACAGAACTATGGGATCTAGCAAAGAGAATTACGAATGTATATGAGAGAATACACACTATTAGTTCTAGGCTTAATTTACCGCCGAGTATTTGCACAATTACACCGCTAAGTCGCAGCTTTTTTAAGATGATTGAAATATTAAATGTTATGAATTTTTTCGAAAACAAAAAGAAGGTTGTAAAACTTCGATCACTCCATTTATGCGAAGGGCCAGGTGGCTTTATTGAAGCCCTTTACTACAAGGCAGATGAGAACCACAAACAAATACATTCGGCATTTGGTATGACATTGAAAAGTAATCATCAAATGATTCCAGGATGGAGACGCGCGGCTCCGCTATTGCAAAAGAATCCTAGTATTAAATTAATATACGGGCCATCAAATAATGGAGATATTTATGATCCAGTAAATCAAGAATATTTAAAAGAACTCTGTAAGTCGCAGCCAGTATATTTAGTAACAGCCGATGGAGGATTCGATTTCAGCGACGATTTCCATGCACAAGAACGCATGATCTTTCGTTTATTGGTGTCAAGTTCACTTATTGCATTACAAACACTTTCTATTGACGGCGATTTTGTTCTTAAGATCTTTGATATTCAGAGTAAGACAACTCGCGATTTTATTTCACTTATAGGTAGTTGTTTTAAGGAATGGACAATATACAAGCCTGTGACAAGTCGGCCTTGTAATAGCGAATGGTATTTCCTGGGAATTTCTGCGACTTTTAATCGAGGACACGTAATCGATTATTTGACTTATATTCGTGATTGTTTAGAAAAAAATAATATCTTTAGCAAGCTTCTTGAAGAAAATAGGAAAGAGGATTTTTTGAAGAAAATACAGAATGAACGTATGGTAAAGCAATCAGTTGCTTTGCGAAATGTTCTGAAATACTGTGATGAGGAGAGAACTGTCGAAATAAATAATGATCTATGGAATTCTCAGATAGCACCTTCAAAGAACTGGTGTAATACTTTTAGAATTCCGTTTTTGCCGTGATCATCACTCTTAAGCATTCGAAAGCGTGGGCTTAATAAACTTATCAGACATCCGTTGACCGACAATAACAGATGCCTGGTGCTGAGTCATATTGTTTTCACCCATATGATTTAGTAAGCCGAGCATTATACGAAGGTTATTGCTATCGAAATTTGGCTTGAGAGAATACTCAAAGAGAATGGGGTAGTTAATTGCGAAATCTGGGCATACGAGCTTTATTTCAGAATCCGTCTTATGCTCTGCTACAAGTTTGCGAACTATCTTTACCTGTGCTTCTATATATATTGCACGCTCCTTTGCAGGAAAGAGAGTAGGCATATTTTTCGCTTCTTCTGCTGCTTCCATCATTGTGCGACGATCGAGAGGGGGTGGACCAGACATTTTCTTATAAGAAAGGATAAGAATACTTTAGATAGAGAATGTCAGCTCCTCCACCAGTTGAAAATATTAAACCACCATCTCGTATCAATGCTGCTCCTATTGTAAGTCCTGATTTGAATTCACCCGAAGCCAAAATGGCAATTGAATCTAAAAGAATTCAATTACAGCTTGCAACAGATACCCAGTTTGATCAAGTTGCAAAATATGAGTATGAGTCATTCAGAGATGTTAATGAGAATCTTCTTCTTTTATCAATTGCAATATTCTTTATGGGTGTAGTTTGTTATACGCGCTAGCCTATCTTTTATACTAGCCGCTATATATAGATGGATATTGAAGATAACGACGGTAATACAGATAATATGGATTTATATGAAATGCCGAGTGAAGAATTGCAAAAAATATTAGATATGTATGGAAGATCAATCGACGATTTCAAATATGCATTATATCTAAATATCGTGCAAAAGGATACAAACTCGAGACCAAATTCTAAAGATCCCCTCTATGACTATCACGCAAAATACCTACAAGCAATTTCATTTTGGATTAGTCTCTTAGATCATGCTAATATAAATGATCCAACAATAAATGACTCAAAAGTTCAAGAAAAATTTAATACAATTACTAATATGACTAAGAATTTTGTATCGAATGATACTGATTACAGAATACTTGCGTATAATATTCTTAGTAAAAAATCTACAGAGCATCCTGAATTTTTTAATATTGTTAAATAGATGAATAACTCTTCAGAAAAATGTCCACCTGGGTATCATAGGCGCAGATCATATACAATAAAAAAGACTGGAAAGAAGGTCGCCTCAAAATGCATAAGAAGCACCACTAGATACGCAGAATCGTCCCGAAATTTTAAGAAACGTATTGCGAACAAATCATCTGAAAAACTCAGAAACTATACATCAAAGAATTTGGGTCTAAATAAGGCGTGTCCAAGAGGTTATTTATTAAGAAAGCCTTATGTTCGCAAATATCAAACATCTACAAAGAAGACTGGGTTTGAAGTAAAACGCGGAAATAAGACATATCGTGTATATCCTACGCAAGACAAAACTCTTGTTAAAGCCACTTGTATAAAGGATTTAGGTCTTCCCGGATCAACAAATAGTAGTATAGGTCCTCTAAGAAAGGGAGATCTGAGTAAGTATGGCTATGTTGCGAAAAAATCAAATTATGAGAGACACGCTGCATTAAACAAGGCAATTGCCGAGTATGGTGCACTTGGAACTTATAGAAAACTCAATGCAGTTGCAAAATTATCAGTCCGTCGCGCGCCAGGCATATCACGAATCTTTGAGAAAGATCGCGATTGGATAAGAAGATATCACAGCCTTAAGGCATTCTAAGAAACCCTAAAACATAATTACAGTCAAGTGCCTAAATTAGGCACTTAACTCTAATGCTAGAGCTTTACGGAAAAACTAACTCATAAAATAAGAGCAAGATATAAGGGGAGATGGCAGATATAGATACTGGCCCGATGACTCCAGACAGTATGAAAATCTCGACACTCGATATACCGAATCCAGCAGGCTGGTTTTGGTTTATGTTTATAAGTCTTACATTCACAGGACTTCTTGTTATAATCATATCATTCACAAATATTGTAGATATTTCCACAAATTGGGCCAAAAATCGCTGTAATCCGATGATTATGCCATTTGCATCACTTTTTGGTTATAATACTGCAGAGAATTTCAACTTTTGTATAGGAAATATCTTAAAGAATGGGGCCTCAAAATTCACAGGCCCATTCGCCTCTATACTTCAAATGTTCGTCGGTTCTCTTATGACTATTATGTCTTCGATCAACAGTTTTCGTGTCATTCTTGCAACACTTATGGGTGGTATAACAAACATATTCAAAGAAATTACAGAAAGATTTCAAGTCCTTATGAGTAATATTGTTCTAACAAGTTCTGCCCTCAAACGGTTGATGGGCAGAATGTTTGCGACTTTCTATGCAATTATCTATATGGGAACAAGTGGTATACAAGCTGGATCAAATTTTACAAATACCTTCTTATTCAGTTTTCTAGATACCTTTTGTTTTGACCCATCTACTATGATTGAAGTAGAAGATTTCGGTCTTATTAGCATAGATCAAGTCAAGATTGGCGATATTTTAGCCAATGGACAGAAAGTTACCGCAATTTATCATATTATGGCTGATGGACAAAAGATGGTTAAGATTGGTCCAGTTACTGTAAGTTCGAATCACTATATAAGAGACTCTAATAATAATTGGATTCGTGCAGATAAGCACCCAGATGCAATAGAAATAAGTGCCTGGTCAGGAGGAAAAGATAAACCCCTCATTTGTTTAGACACAGATACGCATGAAATACCTATAGGTCCTTATATATTCAGCGACTATAATGAAATCGATTCAAGTGATGCGCCTGCTATGAAAGCTGTGCAAGATAGACTAAATAATACAAATAATTCGCCCCTTCCTCCATCAAGCTTAAGATATACCCCCTCCTTATCAGCTCAAGATAAAGTTATATTGAAAAATGGATCTAGTATTAAAATCGATGATATAAGAATTGGCGACGAATTAAGCACTGGAAAGGTGTATGGAATTGTTAAAAGAAATCAGACAAATATGTTTGTTTATAAGGGCGCAATTATAAATGGCTCGACACTTGTATGGGTTAGAGATACGAAATCATGGCAAAGAGTGTATAGTTTGCCAGATGCGACTGAATTATTTAATAGCTACGATACGTGCAATTTACTGGTCTTAGGGAGCGCAGTTATTGAAACTCCAACCCTTTTTTTCAGAGATTTAATGGAATTGCATGATCCAGATATTGAGAACATAACAATAGATCTACTAAAACCCGATCTAATACCGCCTAGAGCGATAAATTAAACCATATATAATATACTATTAAGAATAAGGGTGACCCACAATGTTTGGGTTTATTGGATTAATTATGATGACAACTTTATTAACAACAATTCTATGTGGTATATTGTTTGGAACAAATATAATTGAGATAAAAAATAATTGGCCGAAGAGGCGCTGTGAGCCATATGTCATGTTTACTGCTCCATTATATCAAAAATCTGGTAGTGAGGAATCTTCTGCTGATTTTGCATTTAATAATTTTATGTATTGTGTTGAAACACTATCTTCAGATTCTCTTTCCACAGTATTTGCACCAATATATGAAATTCTCAAAGGTTTTTTCAATACAATAAGTGTTATTAAAACTCTATTGAACAATTTTCGTTCATATTTTACAGGACTTACTTCTTTATTTGAAGGAATAATTGGTGAACGTTTTAAGAAATTCACTGTATTATTCGATCTATTTCGCGTAGGAATGAAGAAATTAGAAAGCGCCTATTCACGTAATGGTGCTATTCTTACGGCGACTCTTTTCCAAGGAATGTCTGGAATTGTATTTATGCAGAACTTTGTATCTTTTATTATAAAAGTTGTAATCATAATTATCGCAGTTCTTGCGGCTCTTGTTATTTTCTTATTTTTTGCGATGTTTCCTGTAATACCAGTTATAATAACGACAATAGGAATTTTGACGGCGGCAGGCTTTGGAGCAGCAGTTGGTTCTTATACTGGAGCCTTTTGCTTACATCCTTTTACAAAAATAGTTTTGAATAATGGTTCCTATAAACCAATCAATGAGATCAATCTAGGAGATATTCTAGAACCGAGCATTAAGACCTTTGTATTCCCTAATAGTGTATATGGTATCTTAGAAGTTGATGGTCTTCGAACTGATTTATATGAGATAGATGGAGTCAAGATTAGTGGGACACATCGTATTCTTGAAAAGGGGCGCTGGATTCTAGCAAGAACTTCTTCAAGGGCAAAACCTCTTACAGAAAGATCAGATAGACTTTATATTCTTAATACGAAACATCACTGGGTCTCTACAATAAAGGGCGATGGTAAAATACTAACAGTGAGTGACTGGGAGGAAGTTTCAACAAAACAGGGTCAAGAAGAATGGCTGGCCTTCGTCGCTGGAAAGCTTGGCTCGACGATTTCTAAGATCCCAACTTCAGAACCTCTTTGCGGCGAGGATATAGAAGTCCTATGCTTAGATGGGATAAAACCCATATCCAAAATATCTATTGGTGATTTCGTATTATCTGAGTATGGACTGACGCGTGTTCTTGGAATTTATAAGGGTTATCTTGGAAAAAGTGTAGATAATTCTAAGTGGCTTTCTGATGGAAATTGGATTATGGGCAGTGAATGGGCTCTTAATAGCAATGGTTGTAGTGGCGGATCTTTATTAGAAACGGTTGGATATCAATTAATAACTGAGTCTGGATCTTTTAAGATTAGATATTCTAACAAGGACTTGATAATTAGAGATTTTACAGAATGTGGAATTGAAAACATAGAAGATTGTTATGATGTTCTGGATATATTTATTTAACAGATCAGAAATAATAAGAATAATCTCCATGCCATTAACAGAAAGAAATGCGCACTTCTGTATTATTGACTGGTTTTATACTACTTCTTGTCGCAAATTTACTAATGGTCTTTATCGGCCCAGTCCATCCTTCAGAGGGCTTCACTAACTATTTCCTACAGAACGCTGCTGGAACTGGCAAAAACTATAAGCCGATCGGTCAATTCGATGGAGTTAAACTAACTACTGGCAATGATTCCAGTAGTTGGCGTTATAATCGCCCGAATGAGCCACTAAATGGTCCTGCGACTGATTCAATGTTCATGTTTGGCAACAATCAGTGCAAGCCTGAGTGCTGTGGCGCGAGCTTTTCATGTGGTGGTGGCTGTGTATGCACTACGCCCGAACAGCGTAATTTTATCAATACTCGCGGCGGCAACAGAACTGTTGAAGAGACAATCTAAATAGTTCTATTATTGCATTAAAAATATTTTATAAGAAATTATATTAATCTTCTTATAAAATAATTAGGAGCGGCAATGACAGAAAAAAGAGGTATAATTGGGTTTGGCCTATCTGGTATGTTAACATATCTTAAACTTATAAAAAGT